TAGCAACCGTCATAAATTTCAGAAATTTTATTTAAGAGTCTCTTATCTAGGAGTAGATAAAGGTTAACCTAAAAAAAATTTTCGAAAAATTTTCGCGATGTTCTTTTTGACTTTTTTTAGCTTGACCCCCTTTCCTTGTTATAATACCCTATATGTACGCTAAAAACGGATCGTTTCCTTTATGAAAAAAGAAGAGACACAAGTAAGAGCAATAGCGCGATTGGTGGCATTGGGGTTTAGTGTGGAGATGGCATGTAAGCGTTTCTATATAGAAGATCCTAAATTGATAGAATCCTGGAAGCGTACAGCCCAAGGGGATCTCTTTAAGGGAATAGTAAGAGACTTTCAGGAGAAGATCGAAGCAGACTTAATAGATGATGCCGTAGGAGATCCAGAGTACCATAAGTTAAAAGTGTTACGGAGGAAATCCTGGGACAGAGTAGAATATGAGATAGACAATTTTGACCGAGAGGATGAGGGAGCCACTAGCTCTTCTAGGCTTACAGCATCTAAGATGGCTATTGCAGGAAGTGAACCTCTTAAGGAAGATGATGACTATAAGACTATTAAGTTACAGCTCTCAGAGTCACTACTTACAAAGTGTCTGGGAACTGAGGGACCCCGTGAGATGCCGCCGCAGGTAACGGGCTAATGGCGTATATTCCCCCAGATCCTACCTTAGCTGCTCTCAGGAAGTCTTGTCTTTCTAGCTTTGCACGGTTCTGTAATATCTTCCAAGGGGAGGATTGGTTCGAGGATGGAGTCCACCAAGACCTTTGCGATTTTATCCAACATAATATAGAGAAGGCTCTTCTTGCGGGAGATACTTCCGCTAAGATTATGGTTGTCATGGGCCGAGGAACTCTAAAGACTACTTTCTGCACCAAACTCCTTCCTATCTGGCTTACTCTTCCCAAAGAACATGATCCTTGGACTAGGTATGATTGCCCAGGCTTTCGTACCCTTATAGCTACTAACACTTATACCAACGCTAAGAACAAACTAGCAGACATCAAGGGTATGTTCGATAGGGAAGATGCCTTTAAAGCTATGTTCCCAGATCTCCTTAATAATACAGGAAAGGGCTGGACAGCAGAAAGCCTTACTGTTAATAGGAAAAGGTATTGGCCAGAGGCTACCTTTACTCCAGCTGGAGTGGGCACAAGGCTTATTGGTGCCCATTATAATATTATCATAGAGGATGATACTACGGCCCCTGACGAAAGTGATCTTAAGATGGATATCCTAACCCCATCTATAGAGACTATAGAAAAGGCTGTAGGCTGGCACAAGCAAGGTGTACCTCTTATGATTAGGGGTAACGCTTTTAATCTAAGATTAATAGTCTCTACTCGTTGGTCTGAGTTCGATCTAGTTAATTTCATTAAGGAAGAGGGCCACGGTTGGAACGTCTTTGATATGCCTACGGAAAAAGAGGATGGTAGTCCTAACTTTCCTAAGGTTCATAAGCCTAAAGTTCTAGAAGAGATTAAGAAAGATGTAGGGCCATATATCTGGAGTTGCCTGTATCAGAACAAACCTATAGATCAGGCCATGAAGGTTTTCCAGGATCAGTGGATACATTACGTTGAGCCAGGAGAGGTACCAGATGAGGGATACTATTCTGTAGCTATAGATCCTGCTATTTCTGAGAAAGATGAGGCTTGCGAGACAGCCGTTACTAGAGTAAAGCATGTTATGAAGAATGGTAGGCATCCCTTCCAGTATTGGGACCGCGCAGTTCATGGCCGTATGAATCCAGCAGACCAGGTAAAGGCTTGCCTAGACCTAGTAGAGGAAGATCCCGAACATACCAAGGCCCTTATAGTAGAGGCTACGGCTTGGCAAGATGCTCTTAGGTTCTATCTAACAGATGAGATGATACGCCGGGAGCTTAAGGTTCCCATTATAGCGTTTCGCTCTAGGGCTTCTAAGGATATACGAATCCAAGGTCTAGTTCCCTATTTCTCAGGTCATAGACTCTTCCTAGTAAGAGGTATCTCTACCCGTGTAGAAAAGCAACTCCGACAATACCCGTTTGGCAGACTCGTAGATATCCTAGACTCTTTCGCTATGCATTATAAGGCCCTTAAAAACGAGCGACATATCCCTAGACCTAAGAAGATTTCTAAGTCCTACGATCCTTTCTCTTGGGACAACATCATAAAAGAAATAGAAGAAAAGCAAATGTCAGAAGGACGTCGTCCTAGGCCAGGGGCTATGCAAGATTCCTACGAACTAGCACTAGGAGTCGATTCTGGTTTTGAGGATGCTCCTTTTGAATTTAACTTCCTAAAAGAGGACTATTAAGATGGGCTGGCAATACCTAGGAACAATAAGATCCTCTGCTCCCACTGATGCAGATTTCACTCATACTAATAATACTCAAAGAGTTCAACGCTTAGCTGCTGTACATGCTGTAAACCTAGTGGCTTCAGCAAATACTCTAGCTATTACAGGTAGGATAGGTTCCACTAATGCTGTCGAACTAGATACCTTTAGTTTTTCAGCAGACGACGAATATCACGGCTATACGGGAAATGATATAAAGCACCATATCATAGAAGTGGGACAGTCTATAGTACTGAACCAAACCGCAGATACTAATTACGAATACGAAATAGTCCTAGAGACTGCCGTACACGAAAAAACTGGTTGGAACTTTGCGGGAGTGTATAGTAGCGCAGGAACTACTACCTCAGATTTTACCTACACGAATAACACCCAGAAACTTCAGCGTTGCTCTCAGGTACAAATAGAATCTACTTCAGGCACTCCTGTTATAACTATAGATGGTCTAATAGCGGGAAATTCAGCAGCCCTAGAGTCTCATACATTTGCTGGTTCGAATGCCCTTTTCACCTATGTTTCTAATGCCCTAGTAAATCATATTATCATACCAGGAGAAACCATAATAATAAACGAGAATTCTGCTGGCACCTATTTATATACCCTAGTAATAGAAAACGCGACATGAAGTGGACTCCTATAGCTCCTGTAACTGGTACGGTTACCGGTATATCGCATACAAATACTACCCAAAGGGTGCAACGAGTAAAGGGTCTATATGCAATTTATCTTGCAGGTTCTGGTGGAGCTGCTGTATTGACTACTACTATAGGTAGTCAATCAAGTATAGCCCTGGAAACCTTAACAGTAAATAGCTCCAATCCATTTCAATATTTTAGTTCAATGGTAGACTATATACTACAAGTTGATCAGGGTATTATTCTAAGTGGATCTTTTCTAATAGCTTGTCAACTGTCCTTAGAGGTTCCTTTTGGCTAAGAGCAACATAGATATTTCCCTTTTCAAGGACCATCAAGAAAGAAACCTAGATGATCCAGAAATAATGAGGCGCTTAAACCTTTTTACCGAACAGTCAGACCAAAGTATAAGTGACATAACAGAACCAACAGGTATAAATGGAAACTTTGTCGTTACGAATGAACGGGGTACCGGTAGTATCCTTCTTACTGTTACTGATGGGCTTGTTACTAGTTCCAGAAGTATCTAGGGCATTCCCAGAAAATGTAGCAGTAGATAGTGGAACAAGGATTCAGTCTAATACTAGAGCTACTCACCTTACTAGGGATGATAATCGCTTTCGTGCTTTACTTGCTGTAGTTACAAATGATGTAGTAATACATACGCAGTTAGTAAACTATGTAATTGCGGCTCTTGCTCCGCATACTACGACCACGAGCACTACGAGTACGAGCACGACATTAGTTCCGAATATAGTATACTTTTACAACTTTAGCAGAAGTGAGACCCCACAAACGAATGAAATAGGAAGTGCTTTTAACATGGTAGTAGATGGGGCTGTCTTTAACTCTGGTGTAGGTGGCCACTATGTATATGATGGTATAAACGACAATATGGATAGTGCCACAGCTATGAGTGAAGTATCCGTAGCGAATGCGTTTACTATCTCCTGTTGGATGAAACCAAATGACAGAACTGACAACTACCAAACGTGTATAGCAGTATCACACTCTAGTGCTAACAGAATAATCCTGGGAACAGGATCGGATGCAGATAGATTTTTAGCAGCAATATATGATGGTTCCTACACCGTAGATGGTGGTGACTGGAATATGATAAATGGAAAATGGTATCATCTTCTTATGACTCATACTGCGGCCAATGTAGTAAATCTCTGGGTAAATGGAACCAACCAAACAGGAAGTGCAAGCGCAAGTACAGCAAGTACAGTAGGAACTACCTTTGGAAATAGAACCTCTGAAAGTTTCCAAGCCCTAGATGGCAGTATGGATGAACTCGTAATTGTAAGTGAAGTAGTATCGGATGCAAATGTTCAAGTTTTATATCAAGCTGGTAGTGTTACTAAGCCTTAGTAGCTCAGTAGCTTTAGCCACAATTCAGTGGAAGGAAAAGGTAGGACTTGAACGGCCTACTGTAGTGGAATGTTTTTGGATAGTAGAGTTTACGAATACAGTGCTTCCTTTTACGCATTTTCTAATGTATGGCATAGAGTCTGAATGGCTGGCTAGCTCTAATACGATAAAAGGCTGTATAGCAGATCTAAAGAGTGGAGCAATTCCAACAGATGCACAACTGAAAGTAAACATGGACACTTGTATAGGAAATGATAAGATCAAAACATTCCAAGTAATAGCCAACGATGTAGGTAAGCAATTCAAGGAGACTCATACTACTGTTATACCAGTAGAACCTGGTACTACCAGTACAACCACAGCAGGTATATAATATGAAAAAAGGAGTAATTCTATGGCTCTTCGCGGCCACACTAAGTCACAACAGTCTGCTATGCGCGCAGCAGATAGATCCAGATCTACTTCCTCCGGTAAACGAGGAAGTTCCACTAGTACTAGAAGCACTAGCAAAGGAGGCTCCTTTAGTAAACGGGACAGTAAGTGAAGATGGCGGTTTTGGTATGTGGGTAGATATAATGGCTGTCAGGGGTAAGACCAAGGGTGATGGCCTTATGGGATTTGTAACAGTACCGACTGAGATAGGAAAGAGCGTAGGAACGCAAGTAGCAAGTGATCCAGGGGAGAGCCTTTTAGGTGTACTCCTCATGGGACTAACAGTAGATCAGATAGGTAATGGCGGTGACGTAACGCAAGGCCTTATAGATACTGTTCGTGGTAGTTCTGGAGATAGCTCATCTACTCCTCCTGTAGACCGCTTTGGTGATCGGGACTTTGCAACAGCTACAGCAGACTCTTGTACCGCAGCCGCTATGCACTCTAAGGATATTACTCTTGATCGTTCCTCTAGTGGAACCTGTAATATTGAAATTTCTACAACTTCGGATGAATGATATGGAACAACAGCATATAGAACACGCTCCACACGATACCGCACATAATATCCTACATACCGTAGGAGATGTAGTAGGTTACTGGTGGATATTAGCACTCCTAGCAGTAGGCGCAGTAGCGTTCTTTCGCAAGAAACTAATAAGCATCTTAAAGAGAATGGGTGACTAATGTCAAATGGAAATGCTTATTGTTGGGATATAGCAAAACAAGTACCGCAGTTAGCAGTACTTTCATTACTTACATATTGGTTCTTAAACACACTCACAGCCCTGCATATTAGTACTGTAAGCACTATATCTGAGAACAGCGCAGTTCTCTCCCAAGTACAAATGCTTTTAGTAAAACTAAACGGACACTAAAATGGCAGTATCTAAAGAGTTTAAAGGCTCCGGGGCCTGGTGGAAAGAACGCCTAGTTAAGGGCCTTCGCTTTCGTCACGATCATGCTCATGAGAAGCGATGGAATAACATCCAAGAGTGGTACTCGAATAAGAAAGTCGACCCACGGCAACCGCACTTTAACCTTATCTATATGTTTGCGTCCAGCTCAATGCCAGCTCTTATCTTTAATAGACCTGGTATCGTCAATACCCCCAGGAGTCCCCAATATACAGCATGTGCTAGTTTCTTTGACTCTATAGATAACTGGCTAGTGGATGAAACAGAAATAAAAGCTGCCGGTGAGCAAGCTGCTCTAGAGGCCTTTCTCTTTAATACTGCTACTTTCTTCGTAGGGTATGACTTCCCTGAGAATATTCTTTCCCCTGAGGAGGAGATGGCCTTTCCTCATGTTCCTAACCTTATGGATAGGAGTCGCCGGTTTAATATGCCTTACCTAGATATGGTTCCCGCTAAGAGGATGATCTATGCGCCAGGAACTAAGACGATAAGGAATTGTCCTTGGGCTGCTAGGCTTTTAAGTGTTCCCGTAAAGGCTCTTAAGAACAAGCCTAAGGTACGGAAGAAGTTTATTCAGGCTGGCTTTGTACCTGACTGGCTCAAGAGATCCCTAGGTAACAAGTGGATGCAAGATGATCTTAATATGCATGGCTTCCAAGAGGTCTATCAGGTTCACGACGCTGAGAAGCAGGAGTGGTTCTGGCTCACGGAGTCTGGAGAGTTCCTTATGGGACCAGAAGAAGACCCTTTCCAGATAGATGGTCTACCCTTTGAGCACCTTACGTTCAATAAGGACCCTGATACTATCTGGGGAACTCCAGACTCCTTGTATATCGAGACACAGTTTAGAGAGCTGAATGAGATCAAGAGAGACAGCAGAAAACAGCGGCGTGTAGCACTCCTAAAAGCCTTTGTCCTGGCTGATGTTCTCTCTGATGAACAAAAGGACAAGCTAATAAATGGCGATCCTATGTCCGTTATCGAGGTAGAAAACATGGGAGATCGTAAGATACAAGACGTAATTATGACTCTCCAGCCTCATGTACAATTAGAATTTAGGGAGGAGAAAAAGGATATCCTCAACGAAGCACAACTCCTAGCGGGAACTGGACCTAATCAGGTTGGTACATTCGCTCCAGGACGGCGAACGAAGTTTGAAGCTCAAATCGTCGAAGAGCGAAGTCTCCTTAGAACTGGTTCCCGAAGAAACAAACTGGCTGACAATATTGCTGGTATAGTTTCTAAGTATAATCAGTACATTCTAGAAAACTGGAATGCGCCAATTGTAATGCAAGTCCTAGGAGTAGATGGTGCTCTCTATTGGGTGTCTGCTCCTCCCGCTAAGTTTAAGAATATTTCTTCACAACTAACCACAAAGGTAAATGTTGAATCTATGGCACCGATTTCTAGGGATCGTAAGAAGGAAGAACTCATGGCTCTCATACAGACCCTTACTAAATTCCCCGGAGCTAACCCTCTTCCTCTTATTCAGTCCTTTGTCAGTAGTTTTGATTGGGGTGATGTGTCTAAAGTCTTACCTGTCGGGAACAATCAACCACTTTCCTTAGGGGAATTTCAGAATGATCAAGCCTCTAGACTGCAAGACCCCAATGTAGGAGGTATAGCGGCTGGAAATTTACAAAACGTAGGAAGAACGGTAAACGCTCTTCCGCAACTACAGGAGGCAGGAAATGCCTGATAAACATGTGGCAACAGTAACGGTCAAGCTCTACGGGATCTATGGAAATCCTGAGGTAGAGATAGAAGGGGATGTTCAGGACTCTCATATCCGAGTGCTTCTCCCTGCTATTAGGCAACATTATATGACTGTCTATTTGCCTAAGAAGACTAAAGAAGCGATGGCTAAAAAGAAAGCTAGCTGGGCTAAGACTGAGGATAAGTCTAATGCGGCTCTTGCTAAGGCTGAGGCAGCTTTCGAAGCCCTGGATCAGAACTTCAGCGATAGGGATAGACTCTTAGAGATTGTAGGATTTTATAATGATCTCCTAGAACTCAGGCCTACTAACCAAATCGCGAAAATGCGGATCAAGGTTTTAGAGGACCAAGTAAGGTATCTCAATGCAGAAAAAGCTGCTAATGATGCGGCAGAAACAGAAAAGATAGAAGAGGCCGATGCTTCTTCTCCAGACGCAGAAACAGAAACAGTAGGAGTGTAAAATGGCTAAAGAGCCAGAAAAAGCGAGTAAACCCACCTGGGAAGAAATAGTAGAATCAGCAAATGACCCTGCAATGGTACATGCCCTGGCAGCTAAACACGGCCTTAAAGTGGTACAGGAGGGAGAAGAAGCTCCTCCTGTACCGGAGAAAAGGGAAGTGAGAAAGCCAGATAACATCATAATCGATAAAGAGGGTGATGTTGCAGATAGTATAGAAAAGGCATTCCATAAACTCACAGCAGATCTTGTTGCCTATGTAGATGGCAAGGTGGACCTAGGAGTTAACTCGGTTAAGTCCGAAGTTGAGACTACTAACAGACAGGCCAAGGATAAAGAGATCAATGACTTTGTTGCGAAAGCGAAAGAAGAAGTTGGTCAGGAAGAATACGCCAAGATATTCCAAGACTTTAATACTTTCTACCAAGGTGGTGGAGATATAGAAAGGGCTTGGAATAAGGCAAAAGCCGCGAATGGCATTAACAAAGTGGACGAAGGAGATGGCAAAAAAGAAGGGGGAACAACCCGACCTAAGGTCGCTGCGACTCCCCCTTCGGTTGCTTTATCTTCTGCTGATGAAGAACTTGAAAATGAAAACCCTAAACCTGTGTATGTCGAAAAAGCACGGGATGCTGCCGAAAGACACTTAAAAGAATTAGTAGCTAACGAGGGAGATTCCTGGTTGTCTTAGGATCTTTCTTCTTAGGAGAAAAAAAATGGCTAGCACGATAACTCAAAAGACCGTTAACATTGACTCGTTGACTACCTCAACATGGTATTCAATCGTAGATGGTGTTAGAGATCAGGTCTTCAAGATTACACCTTTCCTTAACAAGCTGCAAGAAAGCGGCCAGATACGGGAAAAGGCATTGTCTGGAACCCATTGGGAAGTTGCTGTGCGTACAGAGAAACAGGACCAGAATATCGAGTCCTTTGGTAAGGGCAATCAGTTTGGTGTATCGGACCAAGAGTTCATGACCAGAATGATTGTTTACCCGAAGAACATTGGTACTTCTATTACCCGTTACTGGACGCAAGAGGCGCAGAACATGGGACCAGCAAAACTCCTTGATTATGTAGAGGAGTTGGTAGACGCTACTAGGATGAGTCTCTTAGATTACTTTGAGACTAACCTAATTACTGGCGCTACTGGTACGGATGATATGACAGGCTTAGATGAGCTTATTTCCACGACTCCCACTACGGGAACCGTTCAGGGAATTACTCGCTCAACTAATACCTGGACACATAACCTGGTTACTGACGTTGATGGTGTATCGGGAACGAACCCAACTCCGTTTGCCACACTGTTAGACGTAATGGACAGTATGTATAATCGGTGCAGTGAGTACAAGGGAATGGGACCTCGAAGAAGTCCTGACCTTATTCTCTGCTCTCGACAGGTGTACCAGCTGTATGAACGAGGAATCATGGCTTCTGGAGTACTCCAGTGGACACCTCCGATACAGACTAAAAGGGCTAACTTGGGATTCGGGTCTCTGTTCTATAAGGATGCAGAGCTCCTTTGGAGTCCGGGAGTAGCTTCGGATAGGATGTATTTCCTTAACTCTGGTTCGCTTGAGTTTAGGATTCAGCCTGGTCTGTGGATGGAAATGACACCTTGGAAATGGCTTGATGGTAGGTATCTGGATCGAACCGCACAAATCGTGTGCCGGGGAAATCTTGTAGCTACTAACTTCCGGAACCAGGGAGTGTTGCACGATATTCTCCTTTCGGGAATAACGTAAAATGATTAGGGGAGGGGTAGGTGTACTGCCCCTCCCTTTTTTAAGCCCTGAGTTAATAGGGTTTAAAATAAATGGTAGTAAAAGCCAAGGAGTAAGAAGATGGGTATTAGTGGAAATAGAGGATCAACATTAGCGACTGGTAATCCTTTCGAGGATGCTATTGCTAATACTTCGATGAAGGTAGAACAGGGAAGAACTTCTTCCTTAGGAACCTTCCTTCGATTCGAGGATGGTAGGACCTTTAGGCGAGTTCAAGCTAATGGGACTATTGACATGGGTGACCTCGTAGAGATGGATGTGTCTAATGATCAGGCTCTGGCAGCTACGGATTTCGGTCTGGCAGCAGCAGGACCTATAGCTGGAGAAGGTGGTAGCATTGGGGACACCGCTATTCGGATTGCGGAGAATATCACTGGTATTGCTGCAAACGAGTATGCTGGTGGCTTTGTTAGTGTAACTGCTGGTACTGGCCTGGGTCAGTTGAGGCGCATTAAGAGTCATAATGTAACGGATGCTGTAGATGGTTGTCTTTTGCAACTCTACGATCCGCTTCAGTTAGCTCTTAGTAATAGTTCTGTGGGTAATCTCTCTATGAATGATGTAGAGGAGGTCCTTCAGGCAAGCACCCTGACTAATACTGTTATGGGACTTGCTGTTGCAGGTGCTGTTGCTGGGGATCACATGTGGATTCAGACTTGGGGTAGAGCCATTGGTCGAGCTGCGGAAGCAATTACGGCTGGTGAACCTCTTGGTGCTGATGCCGAGAATGGAGAGTTCGCACCCAAAGTAGCAGCTGGTACTGATGCTACAGGTGTTCTGATTGGTATAGCTAGGACTGCACAAGCAGCAGAGAATGGATACTTCGAGGTAGACCTTCGGATCACTCCCTAACTCCCTTGGGGGGAGGGGCTAAACTCCCCCCACTATTTTATAGGAAAAGGATATGGCAACTAAAACTGGAACAGAGCTCAAGGATGCCGTAAAGAGTCATATCGGGGATCGGAACAATGGCAAAATAGGCAGCTTGTCGGTGGATTCTGCTGTACGGGATTCTATCAATCGGGCTCTTTATGACATAGTACGCAAGCATTCTCCTAAAGAGTTAGAGGAAATTGCCCAGATAAATGTAGTGGACAGTAATTACATCTACAATATGCCTTCGACTAACACTGACCTTGATACTATAAAGATAAAGAACATCCTAGCTGCTACCATTCAAAAGGTAGGAGAGGATACTGTAAATACTCTTATACGGATCTCTGCTCGTCAGCGTTTTAGAGCTTTTCCTGATGTCTCTAATAATAATCCTGGTTATCCTTCCCACTATATAGAGTTCGGAGTTAATAATTCTTCACAGTCTCAGGTAAGATTCTACCCGTATCCAAACGGTAGTTACACTGTTACTATTTATGCCAATGCTTGGCCACCTCTCTTTGATGATAACAATATGGGAAATGCCCATCCATTAGATGAGTACATGAACGATCTAGTGGAGAATTTTGCCGTTGCAGATTGTTTCTTAAAACTAGAACAGATAGATGATTACTCAATTTTTATGAGCAGATATGAGAGGAGCCTTAAAAGAACAGTAGGGGCCATTCTTACAAAGCCAGATCTAGACTTTCCCACGCAGGGAGTTCCGCATTATGCGAACCTCGCGAATCAAGCCTTTAGTGGAGACTACACTGGAGAAGCAATATAAACCCTTGAATATAGGATCTTATGGCAAACTACGCATACACTTACAACAAAGCTAAACCAGCAGGGTCGGACCTCATTAGTGATAGTGACCAGTTCTTCCGAGATCAGTGGGCAGCAATAGAAGAACGTCAAGACATAGAGCACTTTGCGTATTCTTCTGAGGGCTCAGGAGTTTCTAAGGACGACGCTGGGTCTGCGGGTCATCATAGGCCAGGATTTGTAAGCGCAGTAAAAAAGACCACTAAGTCCCTCTTAGATAGCGGTATTCCAGATCTTCCAGGTCGTCTTGGTATAGATACTACAAATGGCGTTTTCGTAATAAATGATGGAAATGCTAGTACAGGTTGGGCTAATGATGTAATACAAATGTCCACCAATTTAGGAACAGCGGCCTTTGCAGGGTATCTTGCGGCTAATCAGGATATCACTACTCAGACTGGAGATAATGTATCTTTTACTGAAGCCTATGATATAGGGACTAATTATATAGCTCCTACTTATACTGCTCCCTTTACGGGACTCTATCAAATAGATGTTGGCTTATACCATAATGAGCTCACTAGAACTGAGGAGAACCCCGTAGTAACCATAGCTATTAATGGAGTAAGTAAATATGTTGCTGATAATGGATTTCACGGTCTTATTGGTCTTACTGCGACTAATACCTTAGTGGTCAAGGCGGGATTCCGTGCATCAGACAGTAGTTACACTCTTGCAGGGAGAACTTTTGGTGCAGATTTCTGTACCCTTAGTATCCATTGTATTACTAGGAGTCTTACAGTTTAATGGCTAGAAAACGTCTAACGCCTGAGGCAGTATATCTTCCCACTAAGGGTGTTAATCCTGATGGGAATGGCATCTCCTTGCGACCAGAGGAGTGTGTAGATGGCGTGAACCTTCGGTTTCTTCCTAAGGATATCTCTGTTCGCGATGGTAGTCGTAGAATGGCTAATGCAGTCCCAAGCGGTGATCCTATTCTACACTTCCATACATACAAAAAACCTAGTGGTACGGAAGTCCTATATGGCTTTACAAAGAATACTATTTATAAGTTTGTCCCTGGATCTCTGGGTTCTACTGGTACTTGGACTACTGCTATACAAGCACTTGACCACTCAAACGTAGCAATAGACACCTGTGATAGTGTTTCTACTGCTAATTGGACTACTGGCATAGGAGCAGCTCCCGCAGCATCCGAAACTACTATTAAAAAGGAGGGTCTAGGTAGTTGCAAATTAGCTACAGGTTCTGCCGCAGATAATATTGCATCTGGTACAGCTATATTCCAGAGACACAATCTCAGTGTAAATTTGTCTGGTCATGCTTCTATGCTTATGTGGATTTCAGTGGAAATGGCTAATACTGTTACGGAAGATATGAGACTAGTACTGAAAACCTTTACTAGCTCAAATTGTACTGGATCGCCTATTGAGACTTCCGCTGAAGTAGTACTTACTGATATTAGTACTACTGCCAACTTTGCACCGGTTCAATTTTTATACATAACACCTGCTGGTCTCTCTAGTGTCGGCAGCTTTAGTGTTGAGTTAAATGCTGTTTGGCCTACGGCACCACTAGTATCAGGAAGTGGTATTAATGTATATGTAGACGATATACAATCTGTAGGTAGTCTTTCACTAGCTCAAACGGTAGAATTTTGGGATACCACCGATATAATAGATGATGCCGAGGGTGCAACAGTAGTAGCGGCAGGGAGCAGACCCCCTAACCCAAATGAACCTGAAGATGACTCAGCGTCTAGGGTTCTTTTCATCCTAGATGCCATAGGAACAGAAAATTTTAAGCCCCTTACGATAAATCATAGGGTAGCCATTTCTAACGAAGATAGTACTAGGACCATCGTAGCCGTGGGGTCTGCTCAGAATATTACAGGAGGTACGATTAAAACAGGAAATATAGTTCCTGGACTTTTCTCACTCTTAACCGATAGGGGTGGAACTATAGTAACAGCCTCTTCTGTTAAAAAGAGGGTGGATACAGGGGCAGCTGAAGCGGATGGATACGCTCTTTTAGCAACCGATCCTGCTGGAGATAAAGTAGTAGAAAATGTTTCCAGTACGGGTTCTTGGGTTAAGGAGGATGGTACCTGGGAACTTAATTTTACTCCTACTACTGGTAATGGTTATGTTGCTAGTGAGCCCGTTCTTATTAATTATACATACCTTGAGGACTCTCAGACCAAGCCTAGATTCGTGCGGTCCTTCCATAACCGTCTAGTAATGGGAAATATCTATGATGATATAGCTAATACCTACCTGCCCTGGCAAATTCGCTGGACAGATGTGGGAGACACCACAGAACTAAATTCTCTTAATTTCCAAGACGTAGTGGGAACAGACATTACTCCTATTACTAAGTTGGAATACATGGGATACTACCTCTATATCTATAAGTTCGAGTCTAAAGCTAGGATGAGACATGTAGGAGGAACTAGTATCTTCTTAACGGAAACCGTAGAGAAGCGAGGCTGTAAGGCAGGAAAGACCATAGTACCCTTTCGGAATGTCCATTTCTATCTAGGGGAGGATGATGTTTATGTCTTTGATGGTACTAGTTCTTTCTCTATTACCCTAGATAACCAGACGGGAAACCATAGGGTTCGAGATACACTCTTCCAGCGGATCAATAATGCTAGCGTGAATGCTCACTTTGGTTCTAAGTACGAGAAGCACAATGAGTACTGGCTTTGGTTCGTGCGCGGTGGTAAAGTAGATACTGATATAGGAGCTTCTAGTCCTGAGGTTTATCCTTCTATGGCATTGGTTTTCAATGCCCAATTAAGGATCTTCTATTTCTTCGAGTTTAAGACCATAACGTCTGTTGGGTATTTTCATAGTTCCTCAGGCGAGGCCTGGGATAATATAGTACGATCCTGGGGCAGCTCAGGGGGTACCTGGGAATCGGGAACTCTCTCAGGAAATCCAAGGGCTATGGTTTTAGCTAGAAGTACTTCTGATAGTTTTTTAATGGATGGGACTGATTCTAAAGATTATGGATACCTAGATGGTAGTGGTGGTTTTGTAGAAGGAGATGATATCTCTTACCATTTTATTACGAGAGACTTTACCTGGGGAGATATTTCTAGGAAGACTAGGACTACCCGTCTAGATTTCGAGTGCGACGGGGGAACAGATACTACTGTGGGATACTCCCTAGATTACTCCACAGATACAGACACTTTTAAGGCCAAGGAAGACATAGTAATAGATTATAACGCAGAGGAACGAACATACTTTCCTGATGCTACTAGTGAGCATATAAGGTTTCTCTTCGAGGGTACCGATAACTTTAGACTGCGGTGGATTCAGCCGTATGGAATTGTACACGATTTACCTGGAGAATAATAATGGGAAAACAAACTTACACACCACCATCAGGCAATGCCCCTACCTATCATCCGAAAGGAAGAAGTCAGGCTAAACAGCGGCAACGGCGCTGGGAAGATGCGAATCCTGAATTAAGAGGTTCAGGAGGTGGACCTCATCCAGACTTGGCACGAGATCCTCTTCCACCCCCACCGCCTACGGGAACTGAGCTCTTTAGAAGTGCCTTAAGACATATTCCAGATCCTCCTGATCTCCAGCCTTATGAGGGACCTGTGGCAGTACCTCTTACGCCTTCCTACCAGAGATTAGTAGATTATACTGAGGACTTATTCTTTGATCCTCAGAGTTCCTACCGGCGGTTGGCTTCTGGGGAACCTGATTATGGAGATGTTCAGACTCTTATTAATCAGGGAAGAAGGAATTTTGAGCAAAACGTACTTCCAGGAATAGAGGACTCTTTCTCTGGAGGACCACTAGGATCTACAGGCCAGACAGGTGCTGCTAGAGCAGCAGAAGCAGGAGCTAGGGCCGATCTAGGAGAGTTCGAGCAACAACTAAGAATCTCAGAACGTCAAAGGGCAGATTCAAATGCTCTACAGGCTCTTAGTCTTACGCCATCTCTAGCATCTCCCTTTTTAGTGGAACTCCAAAATGAAATGCAGAACACTGAGAGGGAAATAGAGATACATTTTCAGAATGAAAATCTCAATGTTACAGAATATAAACTTGCTCTTGCAGAAGTTACTGCGGCGTTGAGCTTAGCAGAATTTGAATTTAATGTTGAGTCGTATCACGAGCAAGTTGAACTTCAATTAGAAATGCGAAGAGCCCAGGAAAAGGCTGCTAAAGGAGGACTCTTGGGAGGAGCCCTGGGAAGTATTGGAGGTGCTATTGTAGGGGCAGCTCTTGCACCTGCTACAGGGGGTGCAAGTCTAATAGCAGCAGCTTCCTTAGGAGCTTCCGTAGGGGGACAGGTAGGAACTTCCGTAGGAACTCTAGCGGCTGGTGGAAATCCCTCGGCTGTATTTGCTGGAGGGGGTGGTGTCGGTTCAAATCTTGGAAGTGACCTAGCACAAGTCTATTCTATGGATCGATTGTCGGGAGGAAGTATCTTTGGCTCTGGTCGGGGAGGATCTGTGGGGAACGTAAATCAGCCCTACACGCCCAGTTACTATTCTCCTAATGCACCCTCGCTCCCGCCAGCATATAATTATAATTACACACCAACGTATGGACCTATACGAGGACAAGGAATCCCCGGATATGTACAGCAGTAACAGGAGAAGAAGATGGCTATACTACCGCCGCCAAATATAATTGCACAGCAAGCAGCTCTTGATGCACCTATAGCACGGGGAATTGCAGCTTCTCAGGCTGGAGCACAACGAGGAATCCAGAGCATTATTCAGACAGAGCAGATGAAGCAAAAACAAGATGCTGCGAAAGAGTCTTTAGATCTGAGGAAACAAACTCAGGAGATCAGTCGGGGTCACCTCGATCTAGCGATAGAAAGACACGAAGATTCCAAAAAGGCAGCGGGTCTTAAGAGAGAAAAGGATCAAGCCAAGGTAGAAGAAAAACGCGGATATGATACTGTCATTAATACGATGAATGCTCTCCAGAAAATAATGGATAGAGCTGGCATATATTCCGACGAATACAGGTATGTATACGCACAAATTTCTGCGCGTAAGGACTTTCTGACCCTAGCAGAAAGACACTATCCTGGTGGAGTAGTGGGAGCCCTTCAAGCCTTTAAGCCACCAGATGAAACTCGCGGAGAAAGAACTCTCCGACTGGAAAAAGAGAAGATGGAAACGGCACGGAAAGTCGGGGATACTGATGAGTCGAAAGCATACAGAAAGCAACTGATGGAATTTGAGGCCGCGCACCAAAGGTACCTGGCAGAACAGAAAAGGCTTACGACCGAGGTCCACTACTTTAACGCTGCAACTGGCGCAATGGGTAAGGAGACGGGTGCTGAGGTGGATGCTCTAATAGAGCAGCTCGGTTCGAATACTATATTCCCTGCTACCAAGGAGCATATAAAAGTAGTAGCAGAATATTCCGCAGCTTCTGGGGTAATTACGGATCAAGTAATGGAAGCAAACTATACTCCTAGTAGAGTAGGAAAGCAAGGCACTCCCTTAGGTACTGACCTTCGGGCAGCGAGAAGTGAGTCTGGTAAAAATTCAGGTGATAGTGTCTGGCGAGCAATGGAAGAGAAGTACTTCTTACTTCCTGGGGGAACTGCGATACGTCCACTCATGAAGGATGGTAAGGCGGTTCCGGGTCGGTTTGAAGAAGTAAATCTCCGAGCTCAGCAGCGGAATAAATATATTGACCTCGCCCCCAGGATGCTAAAAGCTGCCAAGAGTGGGACAACCGAAGAGAAGCGTAAGCTCATCGAAGAAGCAAATGTTTTTATCCTGGGTACAAATGGAAGCGATACTGCTGCCACGGATGGGCAACTTTTTGAAGCGAATCCCTCCCTGGGGATGCCTAGTATCTATCACTGGAAAATGCAATTGCATCTCAAGGTCCTAACGGAATCTCTTACTGGTAAGGTCTCGTCCGAGGACGAGAAAAAGCTAAAGCTACTCCACCAAATTACAACAGGACTTAAAGGATTTGTGGAAAAAGGGATGAAAAGTGGACCTGGTTTCGGATTTCCGGGCCCAGGCAACTCCGGTAACGTCCTTACCCCCTAGGGCTTTATGGCAAAAAAAATAGTATCTGACTCTCCTGAGTTCGACCCTGTTACTTGGGATGATCTGCATGGTTCTCCTGAGGGTAAGCTAGTCACCGAGGAACAATCTCAGTCCACCGTGTTGCCCCCCAACATGGATCGCTCCGAGTTTGATCCTGTTACATGGGACAGCCTCTACCCTCAGGACTCTTACTATGGGGTTACTCCTATCGCGGCCCTGGAAAAAATAGAACCGAATATTAGGGACCTCATAAAAGAAGAATCTCGCGATGTAAGAAAAACTCTGGACCTTCTTAATGCTAGGTCTATTCCATTCTCTGAGAAACTGAGCAAGAGGTTCGTTGTAGGTGGCTGGGACCTGGTAGGTAGCATAGCTAAGTTCTACTCTACAGGTGCAGGCTTTGGGGGTGCAGAACGTGGAAAAAGCGTATCTTCGGAGACCCTAGGTTTTGGAGAAGGGCCTGGTTTTGGATTTCAAGGTCTAACTGATCCTACGGGGCCAGCTCCTACCAGGGAAGAGCGAAAGGCCGCAGAGTTCCCTAATATGAAAAGAAGGGAAAATCAGGTTGATTCCTTCTTTCATGCCTCGCCCCATATAAATCGCTGGCGTGAGGAAGTAGCCCAGAACATAGACAACGATTCTGGCAATATAGGAATAGACTTTGTCCTAGATGGCCTTGAGGCTACAGCGCAGAATGGTGCAAACCTAGGTCTTACCTGGGCCTTTTCTAGAAGTCTCCTAGCGTGGGTTCCATATCTTTCCATGACAGCCCAGGAAGGGCAGGGGATGCTGGATTCTGCTACAGGGATGGGTATAACAGACAGCCCAGAACTCAGAGATATGGTGAAACCCTTCGCTCATGCTGCTGGCATGGTAGAGTATGCCGAGATGCTAACTATTATGTACGGCATGAGAGGCCGACTAGGAAAAGGAAAAGTAACTCCTAAGGAACGGGTAGCAGAATTCGTAGAGAAAATTCCCTTTATGAAGAAAGTTCTTACGCCCTATTTAACTAGCATAGGGGTCAACTCTCTAGAAGAGGCTGTTCAGGGTGGCCTTCATATAGCCTTTCTTAAAAAAGCTATTAATGCACAACTAAAATCTGTTGATACTCTTGAAGAAATAAATTTCCGTGGAAGTGTTTTTAATGAAGATGGAACCTTAGATATTGATGCTACTTGGACTCAGCTTTGGGAGGATTTTAGGATTGGCGGCGCGATGGCCTTTGTAACGGGTGGACTAGGAACCGCAACTAGAGGGGCCCTAGCCTATCAGCATAACCGCCGGTTGAATAACAGCGAGTATATCAAGCAGGTTAAGGAACAGCTGTCCAAGCATCCAGAAATCCAAGAAGATGGTACTATTTCTAAGCCAGAAGGAAAGCTAGACCGTGAGTTACTTTTCAACTGGCTTCTGGCCGCAGACTCTAACCATAACATCATGGAAATGGAAACTAGGTTCGGACTCCTAGATGCCTTTGCACAATCCATAGGGTATAAGAGCACGGATGATTTCATAGCGGAGAACATCACTATAGAGAAAGATGGCCATGTTGGGTTTACCCTAGAGGCTACAGAAGGATTCGATATAGGTCCTGTCTTTCATGGCACAGATGCGGCCTTTGATACCTTTGAACTAAGAGAGACTTTTCGAGATGGAGAAAAAGTAGGACCCTCTGCGGCCTTCTTCTTTTCTGAATCTCCTGAACTAGCAGAAGCCTTTTCTATTAATCGTGCAGCAGATAGGGGAGTCTCTCCTAGTGGCATACGAAATATCCCTGCACGTCTTAGACTTGCTAATCCTCTGGATCTTACTAAGAAAACCAAGGCTGTGGTAGAGATCTTGCGCAAGGCAGGAGCAACAGAAGAAGACCTTACAGAAGTTACTCCTGGTCTTATGTGGAACTTCATGGACGACGCAGGAGTAGTGAAGGGACTCCAAAAGCAGGGATATGATGGAGCTATTTTTAGTGATGAGGATGCTATTAAGGGATTCGGACTCACTAGGAAGGCTAAGGGTGCTAGGACGTTTGCTGTCTTTGATGTAAAGAATATCAAGACTGGAACCTTTGGGAAAAAGGGAATCTCCTTTGAGGCCCAGGCTCCCTTTTTCTCTGGCCTCCAACGGGCTTTTGAAGGCCACAAGGATCTTAAGAATCCTCCTAAGATCTCTTGGCTCCTTAATCAGCCAGGAGTAAAAGAGGCTGAACTTGAGCTTACGAACTTCTACGAGTGGTTTGATATTGATCCTGACACTAAGAAACCTAGGGGTGTGGATGCTATTACTACCGAGGAGTGGCAGGAGTTCAATGAAGCTAACTCTCTGGAGATCGAGGAGACTACCCTTAGAGCTTTTGAACCGGGACGGATTAAGGAAGAAGCTGATCTAAATGCTTCCATAGATAACAACATACGTCTTTTGATCGAACATGTCAATAATATCCTGGTCGCCACCACCCTTGCCGGTAGGGATTACCAAAAACTAATTCCTGGAACCTACAAAGATACAGAGGAATTGGTTTTAACTGCTATAGCTCCTTCCATATACATGGAACCCCCACCAGTAGCTGTAGAAGATCTATCAAATCTTCTGAGTACTTCTCTTGAAGGCACACCCACCCTTGCCGGTAGGGATTTCCAAATGGAAAGCCTTATGGCCAACACCACTATCGGACTTCCCTCTGTTGAAGGGAAGTCTGTCATGGGCGAGCTCCAAGGGCTTGTTAAACAGAAAAAAGAGATGGAAGAAACTGCGCCGTTTCCCCTAGAAGCAGTAGCCTTTCCAGAAACCATTCCCGAAACATTCCGAGAGATCTTTATTACAGCCCCTGGAGTAGGAATAAGATCTCCTAGTAGGGCAGTTTCCCGCCAGGAGATTACCACAAACACCAAGATAGGATACCTGCTCCCGCGAACCCAAACAGAGCCTTTTACCGATACTGCACTCTATAGAGTAGAAATAGATGGAGAAACCTATGAAACAATAGCTAAAACACATGAGATGGCTGTTGATAGATTTGAAAGAAGGTTTTCAGGAAAGGAGCCAAGAGATCGAGGCCGGGGACGTTGGACTGATGGCCATAGAGGATATGAGCACATAAAGAATCCTATCGCTAGGATACGTCTAGGGGAAGTGAAAGAAGAAGAGGACACTCAGCTTATTTGGGAGGATAGGGGCCGTGAACTTACTCATAACGGAGAGGTCATCCGTACAGCTGGTACGGATCTTGTAACTCCTGATGGAAAAATCCAAGGAGTGGTTCGACATCGTCAACCCCAGGGTCAAGATCCTCGGCGACTCCCAGGGATTTCGGACGAGCTTAAGCCCTGGAATGCTAAACTTTTAGTTCCTACTCAAGATATAGGTAACTATGGTTCCAAACAGGACGCCCAATATGCCCTAAGAAATGCTCTTATGGCTAGAAGTCCTGAGCTTAAACCTAAACCTAGGGCAAAAACCCTCAAGCTCATGGAACTCCAGGCTCCCATACTTTCCCAGATAGAGAAGATGCCAACCCCCCTTCAGAAAAATTGGACGAAGATGGCATTACGGCGTTTGGTGATCCACGCTATCCAGAATGGCTATGATAGAATCGAACTTCCTAGTGGAAAAGAGATAACAGATCTCATGGGAGGAGAACAGGGGAATCTTAGGAACCTGTACGATAAGACTATTCCAAATATCCTTAAAAAGTGGGGAAAGAAGTTTGACTCTAAGATAGAGGTAGAGGGAGAGGGAGAGGTATCAGAAAAGTTAGATCTTCTGAGTGTTTTAGATAACTTGGTAGCTGAGGGTATTGATTCGTTTACTTTTGATGTGGAAGATGATGATGTCGCCGGATTCGGAGGATTCATCGAGGGCAGTATCACGGAATATAAAGTCAGTAAGACCTTAACCTTGGCACCTGCCAGCGGCGCGATGGCCCATGTCAAAGCTGAGGCAAGAATTCAGCATCTGGAGGGGGATTTTTCTAGCTGGAGGACAGTTCCTCTTGAAGTTTTAGTGGATGCTTATGAGAGAAGTATTAAAAAACAGCAAAAAGATAAGAAAACATTCTTTGTTCCCTCGGAGAAACTAAAGAAACTAATAGGAGTTCAGGGTGGCAGACCTATCTTTGAGCAACTAGATGCCTCTGGCATGAACTCCAAGGGGCAGATAACCTTTACGGAAATGGGTGCCCTTATAGAACTTTTTGAGGGCAATGACTTTACTACACTCCTGGAAGAGTTCTCTCATCTCTTCGCACGGCATCTTAATCCTGAGAATACCGAGGTCTTAGGGGCCTGGACTGAGTTCTATACTAAGCAATTCCCAGGTGCAAGGAAGCAATTAGAGGAACGGCTGGGAATCCCGGAGAGTGTCTCTAGTAAATGGAGTCCTAAGGATATAATCAATGCTCTTATTAATTTTCAGGAAGATCAAAGCTCCCTTACAGCTGAAGAAACTCAAATGGTTACGGCGGCACAGGAACTATTTGCTGGACAGTTTAAGCTATATATTACTGACCCTAAGTTCAAGGCTCCTACTAAGAGACTTAAGGGACTCTTTGAGAAAAACCAGATCTTTATGCGGAAATTCTTCCTAGATCTCAAGAAGGGAAAGTTCTCCGCTACCACGATACCTTTCGTAGAATCTAAAAAGATCCATCCAGACATGGAAAATCTTTTTAATAGCATCATGGTGGCAGACGGCGAACGGTTTGGGGGAGAAATAGTAACAGGGGGAGGAGTAGCTGCACTCCAAGCAGAAGATCCAGCTCAGTTCGAAATGATAAAAGAGGGACTCCGACAGCAGAAAGGTCGATTCCCTGTCTCCCGCCAGGAAAACCATGCCGTAATAAAAATAGCAATCGGTGAGGGAAAGGTAGCTACTATACGGGTGGACAATATCATTCGGGGTGAGAGGCCTACTACGGAACAAAAGAACTACCTAGGAAAAGATGTTCGGTGGCAGTCACCCTTAGATGGAGACACGAAACTTAACTTCGAACAACTTACGAAGAAAGATTTTGAGAACCTGGCAGAAGAAAAAGTTCCCTATGACTGGAATTTCCTATCCAAGCTGACTAGGAAGGAACTCGATAGGTTTGCTAAACGTATTGGGATCGAATCCTCTAGAGCTATCCTAGATAAGGTCACCCTTATAGAACACATGATCGAATTTCATCGTGCTAAGATGGCAGATTCTAAGACTGAGACAGAAGAGTGGGACGCTTATTTAATAGAAAGTATTATGGATAGTTCAGACCTAGTGCAGAAGATATCCTTGGGTGGTGTACCTGCTGGACGATGGCTGTATACTTCCTGGGCTAAAGGATATTCTAGGTATATCATCCAATCAGGTGGGACGGTTTCCCCCTTCTCTCGCCGGGTTTCCCAGATGGTCAATGGCGCAATAGATAAATCCAAGAGTCTTATCGGACGCCAGATGGATAACATGCTGAGGGTTCAAATACTATCCAGAAATATTAGGAAGAAACCTAGGAAAGGTCCTCTCTTTAAAAAAACTGGTGAGAAACATAATTGGATTAATCCAGATTTAAAGCATACCCAAAGTACGGCAGCTACTCATAGGGAGCACCAAGGAGAAAAAATAATAGGTCCATCGAAAAAAGCAGGAACCTATACGATAGAAAAGGGTCCAGCTCTATTAGAACCAGATAACTATGAGGGCGTCTTTGATGATACTGAGGCTAGTCCAGAACTTCTGGATCTAATAGCTGAGGAGAAGGCTCTGTATGGCTTACAAGGTATGCTAGCAGAAAAACAGGGCATGAAGATCACTTTGATTTCTAGAGTCCAACAAGAGGATGGAACCTTTAAGAGAGAAAAGAAAAAGGTTCTCTTTAAGGCTAGGAGAAAAGAGGGCTTTAAGAATGTATCTACGGAAGATCTTGAAGAGCACATGCTCGCAGGTAGATTTCCTAGAGCTGCCACGGATGAGTTCTGGATGGCTATGATGGACACAGACTCAGGAGCTAGGAATGCTATTGCTATGGCCCTCTCGGATCTGAACTCTGCATCTTTTACTTTTAATGAGGCCAAACAAGAACTAGAAGAATTCCATAAAAGTCTAATGGGAAAAGCGGAAAACCGTCCTATTAATATGGAAATGATGCGTATATTCAAGAGGGTACCTGCTAGTGTTTGGGTCCCTAGGCCGCTGGGAGGTACTAAGAAGATAAGACTTTACGAGACAGATCCGTTTCTTATGGCAGAAAGAGAAGTTCCCAGAGTAGGGGATCGTTTAGGATTTATAAGTCAGTTCGGTCAGAATTCTAAGGATCATAATGCAATAGCTAGAGACTTTGTTAACGCTGGACATAGGTTAGTGGATCTTCAAAGGGTATTCCGCGCCTTGAATGGTGCGCCTATGTTTACCCTTCCTCCTACTTTTGGCATGGGACATCCTGCACTCCTGGGGTACAGGCTTCTTAATGCTAACATGCACATTTGGAAAGCAGGACAGCTCACTAATATTCTGGCTCTTAATATCCCGGAGACTCTAGCTCTTATGTCTTTCGGCGGTCCTGGGAGATATACCAAGGTCCTAGGAAGAATGATAGGGACGAAGCTGACAGTTGATACGGCCCTTGCGAATGATATGCGCCGACAGCAAGTAGCCTTGGGGTCTAAAAGTGAGTCTCTATTTAATTTAGCAATCAGAAGCGGGGAAACCTGGGACAAGACAGTAGAAGAATTCGCCAGACAGATGGGAGAACTTACTCTTAAAGTTACTGGTGGTACATGGATTACAGCCCTTAACGAGCTCCTTGCAGGACTCCTGGGAACAGAACTAGCAAACGACGGTGCAGCCTATAGAGCAGGAGATGAAACTAAGATTACCCTCCATGATATGGTACGAATGGAGATACTAGGATTCACTCCTATCGAGGTAGATATCTGGCTAGGTAAAAAGGAACTCAGCACTAAGGAGGAAACAGATGCTGAGCTTCAGAGAATTTCCAATGCTATCTCTACTAGGATGCCAGCTCTTACGCAGGGAACTAACCTTCGGCCAGCGGAGCGTTCTAAGTTTGCCAATCATCCTTTGTGGAAGTTTATCTATACCTTTGATTCTTTCGCTATGATGAGAACAGCCAGGATCTTTGAACAAATTCACGAGATGGCTACCCTTTTGCGCCCTAGTAATCCCCTACATCAAGGAAAGACAGAAGAAGAGAAGAAGAAAAACAAGAAAGAAATAGGTGCCAAGATTGCAGTAGCCTCAGAGTTTTTCTTTATGACTGGTGTAGCGGCAGGAGCAGCTGTATTCCTTCGAAATCTTACGACTAACCCTACGGGAATCCTGGGTATAGCAGATTGGGATGATGAAGATGAGATTCCTGTGGATTTCTCTGAGCTCTTCGTAGAGTTTGGAATGATGGGCTGGATGTCAGGTCCATCTCAGTCTCTTCTGCATCAGACAGAAAGAGGAGAAGGGAACATCGCGAATATCTTAGTTAACTCTATTTCTACTAAGTCTATGGTTCACGATTATTGGGAGTTTGTTAATTATTTCTGGGGAGAGATCCCAGGCAAGCAGCCCGCTAAGGGTAGTAAGCTCCGACGAGAGTTGAACGGACTAGAAGCTAGTCTTAGATTTCTTCAGCGGCAGAACTCTGTCTCTAAGCCTATTAATATGCTAGCTATGATGACAGGAATAGGATCTCCTAACATAGAGCTAGATCATGCCTTCCGAAGACATAGGGCTTTTGTTCAGAAGTTTGCTGGCAAGGACCCTAGGTGGAGGAGCAGGTTCGGAGGTGAGGTTATAGCTGAAGTAGATGAGAGTCTGAAATTCCATCGCTTAATGAAAAAGGCTACCTCTCTTATGTCTAAGTCTAGAGCAATTGAAGGAAAGCAATCTTTTACGTTCAAGCACGAGGACTTAGTAGTGGAGCTTAACAAGATTCTTCAAGAGGCTGACCTCTATGCTCTGGACAATAACAGCGTAAGAAGTTCCCTTAAGGGAAAGCGAGTAATTCGAAAGGTCCCAACTGAACTCCTGGAGGAGTATGTGGCTTTCATGCCCGATAAATCTATTGAGGTCCTTAGAGAATACGATGCTCTCTTAGATTGGGTGGCAGATGGTATCTCCAATAGAGGTCTAGAACCAGGGGAGCTTGGGATCGTTGACTTTTAAATATAAAAACAAAAAAGAGATCCAGTATTATTCCCGTCGATATAACCGATCTGTCACTGTTCCTGAAGGATACCCTTCTGATGGGGCTACCTTTGCAGTTGATATCTATTCCGATGCCTGGTGGGTGCATGATTTACTATGTGATAGAGGAACATGGAACAATGGTACTCCCTGTACTAACATACAAGCTAGTTGGGTACTAAGTGATATTCTTAATAGGGAGAAGAGAGTCTTTCGAGCAGTGTATTGGTTTTGGGGTACGCTGTTCTTTGGGGGAAAAAAGCTAAGAAAAGAAAACGGACTCTTCCGTTTAAAGAAAGAGAAAAGATGATAACATATACCACTCCCATAGGAAGAATAGTTAGGAACAATAGGGGTCAATGGCAAATGCTAGGAGACAAAGGGTGGACTAACCTCAGGTGGGTACCTGAGAACCTTAAGAAAGAGAACGATGCGAATAGCACTAATAGACCAGACGGGAACTTGCAGAACGATAGCTGACAAGGGGTATGATTGTTTTCTAGGAAGTCTAGAGGAAAATGCCGACGGGTATTTTTGCGGCCAGCTTACTCATACTAATGGAACAGGACCAGTTGCGAATTCCTGCACGGCGATGCTTCGGTTCTCCCTAGAACCTGAGATGCTTCATGAGTACCTCCATGCGCTAGGATGTTCCGGGAAAGATCCAGTGTCCTATGTCTATGGACTCTTTAATGGAAAGGAGTTCTCGGATCTTATCGAGGTAAGTTTTTCTGGACGGTTTATGAACCACGAGGTAGGGCCACATCTTGGGTTTACATGTGGTACGGCGATTAAGATTTCTGAGGATTTCGGGGCTGCTATTCCTCAGTATACCAATGTCTTAGAAAGCCTGAGTTCGATGAATTATCGCGGTGAGGTTTGCTTCGGAATTGCTAAAAACTTCGAACTCGTAAACCTTACTTTTGGACATTTCTATGGACACTTCGCTCTTTTTGCGGAACTCGCTCTTAATAAGGTTCAGGATATCCTTGAGTTCATTTTTGGTGAGGTAATTACCTGTCCACTCAGAGATGGCATTGCTCTTGGGAATCTGGTAACCAAGTATCCCTTTCCCGCCCACGGTGAGGGAAGAATAACGGCTCCCAGGAATGCAGAGACACATCTTTGGAGAATGTTCTACCCCATCAATCAGGAAAAGGTTCTCGTTACCGCCCACGGTAAGACTCTGCGGGAAGCAAAACAAAGAGTATACAGGAGTATTAATAATATGGCATCCTACGATGATACTATTCAGTACCGAAGTGACTTTTATCGGAACGAGGACTTCCTTTTAGTGGAAGAAGATTTTAAGGCGATGCTTCCTAGGGAGAGTGGATAGAGATTCCTTTGGTTACCCAGGATCAGGGGGCCCCTGCCTTTTTCGTCGGCGCTTTAGTTTTTCGATCGTTATTGGTTTATCCCCAATCGCACATGTGTTCTCGCAACGCCGCCACCACCCCGGATAGTTCCATTCGTAAGGAAAATCCCGGCACTGCTGGGGCCGGACAGGATAGACTGCACAACTATTATCGCTGTTAAGGAAAACACAAGCGGAGTCATCGACTTTGTCCTTGAGAATCATCCCAGACCCGCTTGGACCAAACTTGGTGAACTTTTGCTTAAATTCGATCAGCGAGTAGCCCAGGTATTCCGCTATACGCTCAGCTTCTCCAGCTTCGAGGTGTACTCCCTCACCCCCACGGCAACAGTTTCCGCAACCCCAGCATACGAATTGTTTAAGTCGTTCGCTCGTGTTCATCTACTTGACAACTGTACGCTACGGCAACTCTGACTCCGAGGTATACTCCATTTCTAGTAGTATCTCTAGCCAATGAATAGCCTTTAACAGATCATCCTTGCCTCCTTTTTCCTTGTGTCTTGAGACATACTTTATTACATTCCCCTCTGCGAATCCTAGGTGATTCTTCATAGCATACTCGGCAGGTTGAATTGCCATACGCTTATAGTGATTTCCAGCCACTTGCATCTCTAGTGCTTTCATTGTATCCTCCACAGGATTCTATCATTGCAGTGTCGTATACTTCTTCAACTTCTGGTTGGTCTGGATTTTCTTCTTGGATTTTTTCTACACTCATTACATATTCCACTTGATAGTATTTTCCACTCTTTGCACTTAGGGCACTTGCCCATGTAATTAGTTCGTATCTCTTTTCTAGTTTTCTCCTGTCCATTCATAGATAATTCCTTTATTAGTGGAGGTTTCTCGGACCTCACGAGAGCCTGATCCTCCCCCTATTGTTTTTATTACTCCGTCTAAAATGTCACCACTTATTCCAGAATGTGAAAGATTTTGCAGGATCTTTCGACGACTTATCTTATTGTTCTTTTTAATATATGATCTAACCTTCTCGGTCACGGCTCCTTCCTGGGTAGTCTCTAGGTACCTGATGATCTTGCTCAGGTACCGTTCGTTTCCACTAAGGATGGCCATAGCATACTCTAGGTCACTTGCCTTGATGTCCATGTCATCGTTAAAGGATGCACTTATAACCATAGCTAGCTTTATGACTGTGTCTCTTTTTTTTCCATAGTACCCCCAGAGATCCCTAGGTTTATTAGTAGGAGCAGAATCCCTGTACCAACTGTCGTAAAGATCTTCGGCTTCTGGAGTCCACTCAAAATTGCCGTCTAGGTCATGAACCTTTTGCAAGTCATGGATACAATCCTCCCTAGCGTCTTGAATATCCTGGGTAAAAGTTTTCTGCGGATGAGGGTTAGACTTTCCAGACGGCTCTCTAGGAATAGGGAGTAGTCGAGAGAAAAAGCCTCCACTGATATGCTGTGCTCCTAAACTGTCTCGAAACCAGCTTTCCGTACTTCCTGATACCATATTCCCGAAACACTTATTGAAGGTTTCTGTTCCATGTATCCTGGTCTTATTAGAGGCAAAGTCATCACAGTCATGCAAACGAGTTAGAAAGGGTACAAACTCTTTATCTCTAGTGGTATCCCCTAGGAGCTCTATAAATTCAGAGTTAGAAATATGAACATCGCTTATGTCTTTTTCCCTATATCTCTCCGCTAGTGCCTCCACTAATCCAGACTTAGTAATGTTATCACTCGCAAGATGTATGTCATCCCCGATAGATTCCATTAATACTTTCTTACCCATGCTGATACTGGTGCTCTTATGGGTAAGCTGACTGTCCCCCACCAAGACTATAAAGAAGTTTGGGTAGAGCGTAAAAAATCCTCTGTTGTTAAAACACTTCCTTCCTAAGGCGGTACCTAATATCGAGATGGCGTTCCATAGATGATAGTCTTCGGGAGATTCTTGCGGATTAGTCCAGAAGAGATAAGACTCTAAGAATCCTCCCTTGCATCTTCTCCCTTCGCCTGCTGGATTTAGAACAGTCATTAAATGTCAATTTCATTTTGGGGTGCCTGAGGTTCTATATCTCCCGTAACCTTACGGGTTTGGGAATTGTATTCCCCTGTACTCATATTTTTATAGATGGTTTCTCCTAAGAGTCCCTCTTTCTGGAGGACTCCTCTCATAGTACGGTTTGCTTCTGTTAGTTCTTTTTGGTATACCCTTAGCGCGTTTTCGACAGCAGTTAGTTGCGCCGTGCAAATATCTAGGTGCTTCACGAAAAGGTTTACTAGTTCTTCGTTAGTCATATCTTACGATCTCCGTGTCTGTTATGTCGTTAAAGTTCTCTCCCCATCCAATTTCTAAGGGAACTGTAATAGTTATATCCCCTTTTCTAAGAGGTATGTTAAATGCATTAGTAACGATCTCTGTTGTCTTTTCTCTTTTTCCATTTGGAGATCTAATAGCTGCGCCGTCATGTGTATTGAGCGCAACCCTAATTTTGTGAGGTTTCCCGGTCCTATGGATCTTACTAGTCCCAAGGATGTTAAGTTCTCCGATAAGAGACTGCATAGGCCAAGCGTAGGCATGGCGTAGGAGCTCGTCAGAGAATGGTGCAACAAAGACTCTTCTTCTGCCCAGTAAGGAAACTAGACTTCTGGTTTCCTTGACTTCTCTTTTGATTCGCTCCATACGCAGTCTGATTCCTGGGAACTTGGTGTGGTACATTGCAAGTATCGCCTCACAGACTCCACTAGGGAGACCTGTTTCCTTCGAGAGCTTAGCGGGATGTACCCCATAATTGGCGGCATGGACACACTGTTTAGAACGATGGTACGCTTCATATTCATTTTCTTTAAAAGTTTCCTCATAGGCCTCAGGATGATTTTCCTGAATCCATTCTTTCAGCCACTGGTGGATCTTTATCCCAGAATCTAACATTGTCAACATACCACTTTCCCCTGCATCCAATGCAGTGGTATAGGCTTCCGCAGCCCAGAGATCTATCAGACAAAATTCTTCCCCTACATCAGGGACAATCATACGCCGTAGAAGACCTTTGCTTATATTCTGTAAGTTCGTACCACACTGTTCCCATTTCTCTTCCTCTTGGTTCCATACTACTATGTCGCTTTTCTTGCTGTTAAGTCTGCCAGTATGGGTGCCCAATTCAGTATCATCCGTAGCAGCTCTTCCTCCAATTCCGTACTTAGTGTGCAATCTTCTTTCTCTAAGAGGTGTTTTAAGTCTTCCCGAAATAACGGTAGACTCTTTATATTTGGCGTACCACTTTGCAAGACTAGCGACTCCTATCCGCTTATCCTTCTGATATTTCTCCATAGCGTGTTTATCAAATGTGATAGTTTTGTTTACCCCATAAAAAGGTTTGCATCCAAGGATACTTAAAAAGAGATGTTTTCTATCTGCGGAACTATTTGGCTTGGTCTTGTGGGAATATTTTTTGTCTCCAGTAATCCGATAGGGAAGTACATCATCTAGTGCTTCCAAGATATTTTCCTGTAATTGCAACTCGTGCAACAATGCGTCTGACCGTAGCTTTTCGTCTACCGCAACCCCAGTCATTTGCATGTCTGCCAACATAGGAATAGCAGCTAAGGGTATAGCTCGCAGATGTGGCAAGGGATCGTGATTGAATGTCTTTTTTATTTCCTTACACTCTTCTAACTGCCCCTCCATTACATGGATATTTGCTATTACGTCGGCACAATTGTACTCCCAGCGATCTTCTAGTTTAGAACTACTGATAAGATATTTTTGATACGGGAGCCTCGTATACAACGATATGAGTGTTCCGAGGTCTGCTGGTAGATCACAATAGAGGGAGTGATTGGCCACCATAGTATCCCAAATTAGATTTTTAACTCTGATATTATAGTATGTTCCCAATATAACTGTATCAAACTGGGAATTCTGTGCAACCTTAGGCGTTTCACTTTCTAGTATCTCCTTCACCAGTGAGTAGATAACATGTTCCTCCTGGGGTTTCGTCCAGTATCGCTGCAAATTGCTGGAACTCTCTGTCCAGAAAGGGATACATACTGCCCTCTCCCGAATACCAGCTAGGCCTATACAATCCATCAAGGAGTATCCAGCACCCTTCCAGCATTCGATGTCGTAGCTCACTATTTTCGCGTGATCTCTTATCCATTCTAGTTCCTTCTTAGCCATCTCAAAGGATGGATTTATTATGCATTTAAATTTAAAGTGATCTAGGTCCTTGGAAAGCATGGCTTCTTTTGCCTTATGAAGATCTGCTTCAAAGAGTGCTTCGGCTTGTCCAGCGTTCATACCGTATGCAGTCCTAAGACAATGGGAGGGATGGTAGGTTGCCATCACCTTTCCCCTGAGATCTATCTCCCAGAAAATATGCCCTCTCCATTTTGACATAGTGCCATCTTTTCCCATTAGATATTTAAGAGGCCATTTGCCAACACAAAGAACAAGGTTAGGCTTGGAGTCTGTAATTCTTCGGCGCAAGCGGTCTACGGATGCTAGGAGTCTAGGGATCTGCTCTTCCTCCTCGAAGAAATCAAACTTATTCTTAGGAGGTCGCTCGCTTATTAAGTTCTCGTATCTAACGTCGTCCTGATTTATTCCTACTTTCCCCAGCGTGTTTCTTAGGAGTCTTCCCGCAGCCCCTACAAAAGGACAGGGTTCCCCCAACGTCTTAGATTTTGCTTCTTCGTCCTTTCCGTAGGCCTCACCTACTATCCAGAGTGGGGCGTCAAGGGGTCCTGAGCCTTCTTGCATTCTTTAAATTCCTTTAAGGTTTTATTTAATTTCTCATTGTTCATTAAAAGTCTGCCTTAAGATACTTCTTCTTAGCCCAATAAAAGAGTTTCCTAGTGGCACGGATATCCTCTATGGCATCATGTGGCGTAAGCGCAATCCTCTCTGCCTCGGCGACAGTCTTCAGTTTATGATTTGGATATGAAAGTTCCAAGGCGCAGTCAAGACACAGATAAAGACTATAGACATCCATAACTTTATACTCAAAATAACTTCCAAACCACTTGTCCCCCATTTTATACCAAAACGCTTGGAGAAACTTCTGGTCAAATGGCGTGTTCCAACCTGCCATAATGTATTTGTCATTTTTCTTATACTTGTCTATGTATTTTTCTAAGAATACTTTTAGTTTTTCGAACTCCTTGTGAGGATCTGGCCGCGCAAGGAGTTCTTTCTCAGTAGTGTTAGTTACCTTAAGAGCCTTGGGATTTATTTCACCTCCTGTGGGCTTGCACTTGAACTCATACTCTCCTAGGATTTTGCCGTCTTCTTCTACCAGGCAAGCCAGTTGAACTAGGTCATTCCTGCTGGAACTTAGTCCTGTGGTTTCTACATCAAACCAGAATAGTTTCATTCTGACCCTTTGTTTTTCTGGCAGCAAGATTTAACCCAGTCATTGTCCTCAGCCCAGATTTCTAGTTCTGCTTTTGAGAATATATCCTCAGGTTGATAATTGTTTTCTACTACATAGTCATAGAACTCTCGCAATTTATCGGATATTTCACTATTCATATTTTCTGATTCCCGGTCCCCATAGTAGTTCTTGATTTCTTCCATTTCATCCACCAATAAGTCCTCTCATTTGTTTTTCTAGTTTGTTTATTTTCTGCATCTGCCACTCTAGTCGAGCTACCATTGTCAGTATTACTAGGACTAACATCACTGGTAGAAGCCAATCTAGAATTCTTTCCCACGTTAGGTTTAGCATTTTTATCCTCTGGATTATTCATTCTTTCTATTTCGAGTTCTATTTCTCTCCATATATGTGTCTTGTTTTCTACTAGCTTTTTATATTCCTGAGTGTCTGTTTCCTTGTCTATTTCTTTAAGGGTACTTATTAGGGTTAACTGTCCCCAATCATCTATAAGGTTAATTAGCGGCTTTCTTGCTATCACTTTTCTCCTCTCTTTTTATTAGCTTGTCATAAAGAATCTTAGTAGGGCAAGCAGCGTACCAAGATCTTCCCTGTTCCATACACTGAAGTGCAAAGTTAGTCCCGTAACAAAGAGGATCTAGGATGTACTGACCCTTGTGGGTACACCGTAAGATGAGTTGCTCCAAAAGGCTTCGGGGCTTTTCCAGAAAGTTAAAGGCATCTTTCACCGGGTTATGTGCCATGAGTTTTTTAATATCCCTAGGAGGTTCAGAAATATTCTTAGAAAACCAGAAGAACATACGGAACCTATCCTCTCCTCTTATGTGCCAGATAAAGGGAGTCTTGGAATAATTATTAGTGAGCTGAGAAATCCAGCCCCGTATCATTATTTGATCCTCATACGAACAGAAGATCCAGGCATGACCTGTGAGCTTAAGGATACGGAAGAGCTCTTGGACTATGCTCTCCATAGGGAACTCCTCTAGATCCGTAATAATGCAGTCAGCTATTTCGGAATCTAGAGTGGGAAGAAGGGATTCGGGAAGCTCATAGATAAATGACTCTTTTAACTTCATTATAAAGTCAGAGTCCCGCACCATAAATTGGCCACGCTTGATCTTTAGGAATAGTCTTCTGGCTTCCTTACGATTCTTACATACAGACACCTCAGGATAGGTCTCAGCCGCCTCAGCCAGTTCGATGGCCTCCGATATCTTACCAGCACTTCTTCCGAGGGCGTCGGCAGTTCTTTGTTGTGTCCATGTACCTGGGTAAGTACGGAGGGAATTGAATTTGTTTTTCTTAAGTCTATGTAACTGGCGTATTCCTTCGTCTTCTTCTTGCCAGGGAATGTCAACTCGCTGTATGTTTTCTTCCAGTTCTTGCTCAAGGGCTTCATCTGGGGTTAAGTTTTCTTTTACTGTAGACTTTATTACATCCCATTCTAGGGAGATGGCTGTTTTTAGTCTACGTCCTCCTGCTATTAGGTCATATCTCCCACCTTCTTTCTTATGCACTAGGATAGGTTGAAGGAGTCCCATGCGGTCCATAGAAACTCTAAGGCTTTCCATATCCACAAAGGTCTCTCGAACTCTATCTGGTACATCTATGCGGGAGATTTCTAGATCGAATATGTCCTCCGACTTTTTAGGCATAAGGTTCCTTTCATTTTAATTTTTCTTTTATTTAAAAGAGTCCTAGGTTTTTGGTTTATTCCTGGGGGAAAGGCGGGTCCCAGTGAATGGGCAGAACCTAGGAAAACTGCACTACCAGGATCTTAAAAGAAGGAGTAGCCCATCGCTAGGACGTGGTATGAGCTACGAGAGTTTCATCTCGACCGCTATCCATAACGGCGGTAGGGCTACTCCAAAGGGTTCTACATCTCAGGTCTTAACTTCTTAATAGAGTTAGTAAATTCTCCCTTGACTACCTTTCCACCTTCCTTCTTAGGGACCTCTTTGACATCCGCAATACATTCTGCGTGTTTTATGTCATCCGTGTCCAGCTTATCATTGCGGTCTAGGCCACATGCTATTTGTATCATAGCGATGCCGTCTACCCGCTGCTGAATAGCTCTTTCGTCTATCCCATCGCAAGGACACATTTGATAGTGCCACAGCTTTGCGCCAGCGAACTCAGACTCCTGCCTAACTACTAGGGTTAGCTCTAACATGGGCTGACCCTGGGTCTTTTCTCCGTTTGAGGTCCGAAGATCAACCCCATCTATTCGGACAGGATAAGAGTCCGTAGGTAGGAGTTTAAAGACCTCTCCGTCCGACTTGCCCGCACCTGGGGCTTCTATAATAGGCATTATACCTATCTCCTTTCAGTTTAGGAAAGAGAACCATTCCCTTTCCTTGCGTGAGCTGTTACTTTATCGAAAGTAGGATCTTCCATACTTCCCTCGCCAGAAAGATTGAGCGATCCTGCCATGTGATGTTTGTACTTTTGCCAGTGAAGCATCCTCTCACCGTTGTCCTTAGCTTCTAGATGCCAGACATTCTTAAAAAAGGCGGGAAGATGTGTGATTATCTTCTGTCCAGTAATAAGAGGAGTAATAGCGTGGGTATGAGCATCAGAGTCTATATGGTAGTGCTCGTGCGCTAGGATGAAGATGTTCTTATCCTGTACGGTAGCTACTTGGAACTTAAAGAAATACTTGAACTCATTTCCCAGGGTTCCGTAGTGCTGTATAAGAGGATTAGATCGAGGGTCCCTTCCATCGAGGATTACGGCATACCTTAGAAGTATGAGATCCAGATTAGTAAGAGAGTCTACTGCTAGACTTGCTATGTCTGGGTCTGCTAAATCTTTCTTCCAGTTCTTCTGGAACCTAGCGTACTCTGCAAGGGATTTCGCTACGTCAGTTATATCGTAGGTTTCTATTGTTACCCCTTCGATTCCAAAAAGAGGTTCATACTTGTGGTCAAAGTCGTGAACTTTTAGGGGCTTAGGAACCCCTCTAAGAAAGTGGGTTTTCCCACAAAAGGGTTGACCATAGAGTAGTACTATCCAATTCTTAGGGACTCCCGCTTCTAGTTCTTCCATCTTAAGAGTTGCCATCTTTTTTTTCCTTTCCTGGTTTTAGTAATTCTGCCGTTCATCCGTACACATAGTACAGATCCGCTTTAGCTCTGGTGATTGCTACATACTCTAAGTTTCTTTCTTGCACTTGTTCCCAGGGCTGTGTCGCCATAGGATGGGGGAGTAGGTCAGGCCGGAGAAGAAATACTCTAGCAGCTTCTAGTCCCTTGGCCTTGTGGATAGTGGAGAAAGTAATCACTTGAGAGCTAGACTTGTCGGCAAAGAGTATCCCAAAGTGGGTCTTGATTCCTTCTATTGTCCACTGTTCCGTAGGAATCTTTCCCAGGACACCTTCAGCAATTCGGATATTCTCCTCAAAGACCCTGAGTTGGTATTCCTTTTTCTTTTGTATAAGGTGGGTCTGGACTTTTAGGAAATGTTTATCTAGGGACTCAAGAGATATGCCTTTGTTTTTATCTAACTTTTCAAATAGTGCCAGTAGGGATTTCTTTATATCCATGCCGAGAATTTTTACGGGGAATCCTTTTTGCATAAGATCCAGACCTGTGATTACCAGTGGCTTAGTGGTGCGACATACCACTAGGTCTCCTGGACTTAGAAGGTTCTCTAACATGTGCTCTTGAAGAGATTCCACTAGCCCTTCGGGTGCATCCAATCTAGCTTCTATGTTTGATACGAAACGCTGTGCTAGTTCTATCACATTCTTAGGGCAGCGATAGGAAATAGAAAGAGGAAGAGGTTTCATGTTAAACCTAGACTTTAATATTCCCATAGAATTATTCATAGCTCCTTTGAATCCATAAATAGCCTGAGAACTATCTCCTACAGCTATTATGCGGGTGCTTGGCTCGCACATCATAGTCACTAAGATATGTTCTAGACGATTAAGGTCCTGTGCTTCGTCTACGAATATATAGTCATACTTTTCGAGTGGCATGTTATGATAGAAGGGCAGAAAAAGCATATCATCAAAGTCCATTACTTTTCCCCTCTCGCCCTTCTCGAAGCAATTAATAGTAGAAAAAAAGAGCCGTATCACTAGGTTCTTAATTGTAGAAGAGGGAAGGTCGATCTGGTGTTTCATGGCTAGTTCTGGGATAGCTTGTTCAACGTCTTCCTCAGTCTCAAGAGCCTCACTTTTAAGAAGGGATACCATTTTGCAGATTGCTGTTTGGTGCTCTCTGTAGATTTCTTTCGATAACCCTTCTGTCGCGCCGCTTAGGAGATCATTCTTTAGAATGTTTTTAGACTTCTTGTCATTTATTTTAACCCAGCCTAACTTTTCCCGACAGGCCTCGTTTCCTATGCTGTGGAAAGTCCTAGCCTGAACCTGTGGGGGAAGTCGCTCGTCTAGTTCTTCCTGGATCTTCTTATTAAAGGCTAGGAATATGGCACTCTTATCCCTAGGAACTAATCGTGCAGCCTCAACGATAGTGGTAGTTTTTCCGCTTCCTGCCACGGCCTCTATTAGGAGGTTATTTTCTAAGTTTGGGAATTCTTCATAGATTGCAGTCTGATATTTACTAGGCTTCATTAAATATTTCCCCTGTGTCTTGTTTGCCCCACTGGAATCTTTAATAGTCTTCGTAGAGTAGATTCTGTGTACTCCCTAGTATCATAAAGGTTGTTACACTTAGTACACTTTCTAATTCTGGAGTAAAAATTTTCACTCCAACGGCTGTCAATTACACGACTTGCAGTTTTTCCACACTCTGGACAATCGAATTTTTCAATCACTTCCCATTTCCTCCTCCATCATAGCTAAGATGGCTATAAGAGTTTTGGCTATCACTAGGTTTATTAGGTTTCCTCCTTTTTCTGTATTTATTGAAACCTCATTTGGTAGTGAGTTTGTGTATACCTTTCCTATGAGTTCTTCTATCTCTTCAAGTTTTTCTGACATTCTAGTTTTCTCCTTTCTAATCTTTAACGAAAAGTACTTGGACTTCTGGTGTAGCTAAACCAAACTGACAGATAGGTAGATACTGACAGCCACCGAAGTCTCCGCACCTAGTTTGATCGCAACGAAAATACCTTGTTCTTTCTCCTTCATCCTCTATCTCAAATCCCTTGAGAATAAAATCTGTGAGATAACAATAAGTATTAAGCCAGTCCTCTATTTGAAGAGGGCTGCGAAGGAACTGTTCTCTTCTTACGCTGTCGTCCTTAAGAGAATGAGTACCCTTAGGAAGATGGACTCCATCTATCTGGATGGCCTCACAGTGACCCAGGTGCTGTAGGACAGCATAGTAATAGGCACTGGTTTGGAAATCATTCTCGTACTTCTTAAAATAATAAGAACTAAGGGGCCATCCAGAAGTCTTGGTGTCTACTATACATGCATGGCTTCCCTCAATTCGGATACGGTCTATTACTATTATAAGGTTAGTGCCATTAGGCATGGGAATGCTTACTGGTAGCTCGATGTATTCCGCAGGGAAATTTGCCGTGTCATTTTTGTAGACTTCGAAATAGTTACTAATACACCGAGTAAGGTTTACTATGTTTTTCTTATCATCCTTAACCCGGAGTTCCTGGGAGTGCTCTTGCCAGTACTCTATCATGGCAGAAATACCAGCTAATTTGGCATCCTCGTGAGAGAGTTCTCCTCGTACAGAATAGAAGGTCCCAATTGCCAGGTGAACCGCGCTTCCAGCTACTAGGTGTACAGAAGTTTCCCTAGGCTTAAGGCCGACGCCTCTGGAGAAGAGTCCCTTCCTAGGGCATCTGAAATCCTCCAGAAAACTAGGGGAGAAGTTTCTATCCTCTAGATTACTCCTGGGCATCTCACTTCTAGGTGTGAGTATAGCCATTAGAGACCTTCCTCTCTTAGAATCTTGATAGCTTTCCTGGCATGGACTTTGAACTTCTGGAAGTTTCTCATAGAAAAATGTGGAACTTCTGAATGTAGTCTATTTATTACTCTGTCTTGCATTTCTTTCGGGTAATTGGTTACTGTTGAAGTACCCCACAGATCAAAAAGATTATAGAAGTCCTGGCGCATGAAAGAGTCCAGGGCAGAGAGCATCATTCTATCTTTGTTCTTCAGAGTACCAGGTGTAGCATTCTCTTCCCAAAGAATTCCATAGCGTTCTGCCATAGAGCAACCTGCAAGACAGACTTCACATTTATGCTTAAGTGGATCAGAGTGATGATTTAGTGGAAGGTGCCAGCGGTCTGGGTTCCAAGCGTATTTCTCTAGAGCGATAATCTTTTCTGCATCTCGTAAAGCTTGACCTATTCCTGTTGACATCTTAGTCGATAGCTTCTTCATTTTCCCCCCGCCTTTCTCTTACTTTCTTCCCATGCCTATGGAACTCTAGTCCCATAATTCCTACCCCTAAACAGAATCCCATGAATAAGCCTGTGACAAATTCTATCACTTCGAGTTCCTTTCCTTGTAGTCTTCTGCTATTTTTTGTAAGAAATCCATAAGAGCTTGTAGTACCGGGGGCTTTAGGGCTATAGAATTAGAGGGATCTTTTTCTGATTTACTTTCTATAGTTATAAGCATGTTGGGTTCCTGCCACTCTGCGTAAACGTAATGTTCAGATAATTCTGATTCTCCTAGGTATTGTCTCATCTTAGTCCTTTCCTTTTGGCTCTTTCATAATAAGGTCCATCTCTAGGCATGTTTTATCCATGCTTTTCGCGGTGGGCCAGTAAGACAGAGCTACGAGGGGGAATCGCAGCCACAAAACTTACTCAGCATTTAAGTCATGTGCCATCAGACACCTGGAGATGGACTGAAACCTTTTAAATGTCAATTGTTTTTCCTACAACCTCTTTCTCTTTTACTTTCTTCTTAGAACCTGAGGTCTTACGATGCTCTTGTTCTCTTTTCAGGAGAAGGTTCTGGAGTTCTTCTGAACTACAGGCTTTCTTAAAGTCTTTAATCGGAGAACTAAGTACCTTCACTTGGGTTCCTAACCACTCGAATGGTATCCCTATCATGGGATCTAGGAGGAGCTTCCCTTCCCCAATCTTAGCTATTACTTCCCCTTCTAAAGGAGATCCAGATTCGTTTAATTGTTCTCCACCATCTGATGTTAGTACTTTGACTATGTCCTCGATATCTATTCTCTCTTGCTTGTAGTCCAGGTATTTTTCCATTTTTAGTTCTCCAAGCGTTAGTTCTTAGCCAATTCCTGTGAGCTCTCGAAATAGCCATACATGTCCCTTTTCATGGTCTGAGTTCGATTTCGTCATATTTGTCTATTAAAGTAGCTTGTTCCCAAGATTCATTAAAGTCTTTAAAATACTGAAGACCCTCTTTTTGATAAATAAGGGCAACCCTGGTGGAGTCTATCCCTTTCTGTTTTGGTTTATACATTTCCCAAAGAAGACAGTTTAACCTGTCTCTGGTGGATTTTGATGGCCACCCTGCCAGAGTAATAATAACTCTAGGTGGAAAGGTTTCTTTGTCGGTCTTCCATGCTATTACGTTTCCAAACAGGAAAAGGTCTTCTCCATTTGTTTTTGTATTTCCCATTCTTTTTGGAACGCCTTTCAGGAAGGATCTTGCTATTGTAATTCCAACTTTAGTCATGTTAGCACACGCAGCATTCTGAAGCATATATGGGATACGCCTGGCTACCTCTCTGGTAGTCTTGCCAATTATCTTCTTCATTACTCATAATTGCGTATGCTGTATCAATCCTAGCCTCAGGATCTAGGTCCCAGATAAAACCGAATAATTCTCCATGTACATGCCAACAAGCTGTGGAAAGGTTTCTTTGTTTAAAAAAGTAACTTGCTGAGAGTCCGTGTCCAGATCCTTTATTACTCTTAGTCTTTATGGTAAAATGTATCCATTTTCCTTTTTTCTCAGGCTCTCTTTTCCAGGTTACATTATCATTAAATATTTTGTTTACTTCTTTCAGGGCCTGTTCCAGAACCTCTAAACTTGCTGTAGTTTTCATAGTTAATACCTAGGGAACTCACACTTCACAAATAAGGAGAATGTTATCTTTTTCTCCTTCTATTCTATGGTGGGCTTCTGTACACTCTTTATGCCAGACTTCATCCCGGCACTTAGTCTGATTTCTAAGAATAACAGCTTCCTTCGGGAATACCTTTCTGGTACAGTGGTCGCAAAATACGTCTAAAGTTATATGCTGCATGAGAGAATCATTCCCTTTCCTTGCGTGAAGTGCTCTTGCCAGTGCTCTATCTATGAACCTCTTTTTGGATATGTACTTACTCATTTTCTTCTACTCTTTAGGTTCTGCTTTTGGACCTTTTAGATGTGCTTTTATTTATTTCTACTGTCCAATCGTTTCTATTCTATTGCTTTCTATTTAGTATAGTTCCATTCTGTTAGAATAGTGGTGGTTCCGTTAGAATATCCGCTACCAATAGTAGAACCACACACGCGATGCTTACTATTATTGCCCAGTATGCTGACATTTTTGCCCCTTTCTATGTATTTCATACTAATACTGTATCTGCTTCCAGGATGTATGTTTCCACACTAGAGTCTAGTTTAATCCAATATTCTGTCGGTGCTACTTTTTCATTTGGACCTTCTAATTTCATTAGTATTTCTGCTTCTTGTCCAAAGAGAGGGGATGCTGGATTTGTAACCTTGAGTTTCATATTAGCTATTCCCTTTCTGTTAGAATAATAGCCCTAATGACGATATGTAAGGTTCATCGTTTGCCCGTCTGCTCTCTTCATGGTATACTCTAGCCATTACATCTGAATCCATTTTGGATAGTTCGTTCAAGTCAAAATGTTCTACTATTTTATTATTCAGTAGTATTATTTCCTGTTGATATGTAGGATGAACCCCGCAGCATTCGCTGTATAGTATGTCACAAACTCTCTCTGCATCTATCTTAGTCATTTCTTTTCCTTTCCTATGGCGTGTCGGCTCATTAATGGAACAAGTAGCAGAATCAAAAAATGTTTTTTTTTCTTTTCCTAGATGTCCAGGGTATAGGGTAGGCGTTCTAGTTCTGGCTTAGTTTTTCTTGGGACGTAGTGCTTAGCTTTTAGCCAGTCTGGATTACACTCCGGTTCTATAAAACGATAACCCTCTTGCGATAGGGTCAAAAAACCTTTTTCTCCTAGACGTGCGGGTAGAAATTCTGATGGTTCTGAAAAACAACCTATCTTCCATAGATAATGACCAGCTTGCGCGTGCCATTGTGGGTGCTCCTGGAAAAAGACCTTACTCCGAACATGGTAACGGTATCGACGTTCGGAGCCTTCCGTTTTTTCTGTTTGTGGAAAAAGTGTTAGTTGTTCGGTTTTCATAATTCGAAAAAGGTAAGGAAATCGGACCAGGATGGAACACAAGGAGCACCATCCTGGTCCGGGGTTGGATTATTACATGTCGTTTTGTTTTCCCTGAATCGTAACATCATTAGATGATGCTGTATCTGACTTGGGGATGATTACCCCGTTTTTCTTGCAGTTTCTGATCCAGGAGGTATCAGACTGTATCTGTTTTGAGAAGTATGCTCCTTGAAGCATTTTCATGCTGGCCGTATGGACCGCTCGAAAATACTCCTTGTCTTCTCCTTCTTCCATGCTTTGGATTGCTTCAGCATTAATTGATCCAATTTCTTGGATTGCCCTATCCATATTAGCTTGCAGTTTGGTGTCCTTCCAGTATGCATATGGAATGCATTTTTGGATGTTTTCGGCTGTATTTCCAGCCGCAAGCAAGTTCTCATGCGCCTTGCTTTTTTCTGAATACTTCCTGGTCTCTACTACAGCGTATGCCATAATATTTGCCTTTCCTATGTTTTGGGCTTTGCCCTGTTTGGCCGTTCCCACTTTCCGAAGTTCGCTCCGGGGCGGGTTGGCATTTGTGAGATTGTCGGCTTGGCCTTTCCTTAGCTTTCGCCGTAACTATGCGAACAAATTATCAAACCGTTGACGGGTTGTCTAGTTTTTTCTTGCTATTTTGGTGCGGTAATTTGTCACACTAAAATGGGATTTCTTGGCATAGTATATGCTAACGCACGAAGTATGCCAACGCGACATTTTGTCACAGCGACAATTTGTCCAAATGGGAATCCTGGCTTGAAGTTCTTTCCCTGAAGCCAAATAGAGCCCTTTGTTGGCATTGTTGGCGTAATGTTGGCATTTTGCAGGAGACATTTTGTCTCACTTTAACGAATAAGAAAATATATAAATACTTATATACTAACACTTTATAATATATCGTTAAATGTTTGTTAACGGTTGTTGGCATGTTGGCGTACCCCGGTGTGATATTTGATTTATCACGCTAAGACACGCCAACATGCCAACATTGGCATAACTTCCTGGCACCCAAGGGTTTATGTGTTGGCGTCGATGCCAACAGATGCCAACACCAATATATCTAATACTATGCCGAGACTATTACTTTAAGTGATAAGACTTTCAGATCCTCCCCCTGGCTGAAAACCCCGGTACCCTAGCGGTAATCTTAGCGGTAGGATTAGATATATTCTAGACGTTACCCTTGCCGTTATCTGGTACGCCTAAGCTGACAGTTGTTTTGCTATTCTATCTCCTGTTTTATATATATACCAAATAATAGGCATAGGGGCCAATATCGCCCAGGGGGTTATTTTTTATTCATTAAGCAACCGTCATAAATTTCAGAAATTTTATTTAAGAGTCTCTTATCTAGGAGTAGATAAAGGTTAACCTAAAAAAAATT